CCGCCGTCATGTCCACGGCCTGCTGCGTCGCCAGCGCCGCTTCCTCCTGCTGTTGGGCGGCCGCCTGCGCCCGGGCTTTCTGCTGCCGTATCTGCCGCACGGTCTGCTCGTCCCGCAGGCAGCCCTCAGGCATGCCCACGCGATCCAGATAACTCTTGACCATGTTGTCGGTATCCAGCATGTCCAGCGCATCCGGCGCCACCTGCGCGGCGTTGACCACAAAGGCCATGCCCTGGTCTATGGAACTGGTGGCCGTCAGCTTCTGGGCCTGGGCCAGCACCGATTCAAAGGCCACGTCCAGTTCCGCATAGTGCATGCCGTCGGGCATGGGCGGCAGCACGCCATATTGACCCATGAGCATGTAGGTACGGATGATGAGCGGTTCCAGCAGCTCCTTGTGCAGCCGCTCCACCACGGGGCCGATCAGGATCATCTTCTCCTGCTGCTTGGCCTGGATCTCCGTGGCCGTGATCTGGCGGCGGTCGTCATCGATGAGCATGCGGAACAGGTCCACATACAGGCCGTCATTGATGACCTTTTCCACGCCCTGGATGCCCTGCATGGTGTAGTTGAGCGCCTGCGGTTCCGGCTGCTGGATGGGCACGATGGGCGCACCGGCGGACGTGAGACGCCCCATGTCCACGAAGTTCAGCGCGCCCGGCGTGATATCCACACCGAAGGCCTTGATGCTGCTGTCAGCCGCCAGCGGCGGGTCGGCTATCTTGTGCTGCATCTTCCGCAGCGTGGCGGTCATGGCCTGGAGCATGCGGCAATCAGGCGTCACGTCCATGGCCGGAGAACGACCATAGACATCGGCGCCGTTCACGTCCCAGCGCGGCGCATAGGCCGGAAACGAATCAAAACCGCCCTCGGACAGGACGCAGGGCTTGCCGCTCCCACCCGCAGCTTGCAGCCAGTAAACCGAGGCAAAGGGCTTGTTTTCCCCGCCCAGCCCGCCAGGGGCATCACGACGCGGGAAAACGCCGTGGATAACGTCGAAGCGCACCACGCCGCCCTGCCCCGTTTCCCGCCTGGCGACGTTCCTGACGGCATCCGGCACGCGCTCTTCGCCCCAGCGGTCTACGATCTGCCGCGCGGTCATGTTCAGGCGACGGAAAAACGTGTCCACCTCGTTGCGCCCGTTCACGTCCAGCACATACTCCCCGGCCCGGATCAGATGAAAATGGATGCCGTCCTCGTCCGCCGTCTCGATGAGCAGCCCCGTGCCGAACGTGCCCAGGTCCGCATAGAGACCATGCACCGCGTTGTAGAAATTGCTTTCATGCAGCACGCGCTGCATCCGACTGGTGACCTCCTCCAGCCAGGCGTTGAGGCCAGGCATCCCGGCAATGTCATCGCCTTTCGTCGTCAGCCGGAACCAGGGCCGCACAGGGCTGGTCATACCGCCCTGCATCCCGGCGGCCAGCGTGCGCATGGCCAGCACACCGGCTGAATTGACCAGCCGCCCGTTGAGCTTGGGGGACTGGTGCGCCGTCGTATCGGTATCCGAACGCCAGCGACAGGGCAGGAACAGCTCGGCCAGCGACCGCCATGCGGCATCCCAGCCGCTCCGCTCCGTGCGCAGCGCCTCATAGCGCCGGGCCAGTTCGTTGACATCCACGGCCATCAGTCACCTACCCCAGCGTGGTCCTGCCGCTCTGGTCGGTCGTCGCCAGACCGCCGCGTTGCGTCATGATGCTGGACGCCAGCCCCCGGTTTTTGCGCTGTTTGTCCTTTTGCGCCTGGGCCGCCGCCGATGCCCCGGCCGACAGGCTTTTCGTCGGCTGCTTTTCCGGGATGGGTTCGATCTCGGGAGCGTCATAGCCGCCCCCACCAAACAATCCACCGCCCATTACTGCACCTCCACTGTCTGCTTGATGCTCTCCGGCGTCGCCATCACCAGCACGCCGTCCACAAAACGCTGTTTGCGCGAGTACCAGAATAGCCCCGGAACCCGCCCCAGCTCGTAAAATCCAACCTTTCCCAGCATGGCGAGGACGTGCCGGTTGGGCGCGGCCACCTTGCCCATGAACGACGCCAGCTCCAGATTTTCACACGCCCAGAGCAGGGCTCCCCGGCACAACGCGGCAGCCTGGCTGAAGAAGGGGCGGAAGGCCGCCACACCTATTTCAGCAGTCAGGGTACGCTGCGTCACAGGATGCAGGGTCATGAACCCGGCGGGAACACCGTCGATGGCCCCGCCCAGCACCAGCACGTCGGGGCGTGACATGAGCCTGACGACGATCTCCGGCGTCCATTCGTCAGGATCTATGTCCGGCCAGGCGGACCACAGCGTGTCGTCCTCGCGCATGGCCTCATAGATGGCCCGGTAATCGGCCTCATGCAGCAGCACCTTGTAGGTCATCTCCATACCTACCACTCCAGCAGATCGTATCCCGTTTTGGCCGTTCCACGGCCTCCCAGTGTCTCCGGCCTGCGGAAGCCCACAGCAGCGTAGCGCATGGCGTCGGCGCCATGGCTCGTCCAGTCATGCAGCGGATGCGGCTTGAAACAGCTCCGCACGTCGTCCCATTCCCGCTGGTAGGCCCAGAGCGATTGCAGGCCCTGCCCGCATTTCTCCCTGTCGAACCAGGCAGCGCCCAACACCTGCCGCACGCCCTCGATGCCGTCAGCCACCGGGAGCTGCGGCGCGGTGACAAAATGAAGCCCCAGCCCGCGCGCCGTCTCGATGCGGCTCTTGCCCGTACCCAGCTCACGCACGGCAAGATCATGCGGGCCGATATGCACCCCGTAGCGGTAGCCCTTCCTGGCCAGTACCTCAGCGTAATGTGCCAGCCCCTCACCGGAGGCCTCGTAGTAGTCGATGAAACGCCATTCCCCGAACCGGCCCACCGGCAGGAACTGGAAAAACCAGATGGCCGTGGAATCCGACATGCCCAGGTCCCACGCCGTATTGACCAGCAGGTTCGGCTCCACCGGCACGGTGCCGATGCGCCCGGCCTCCTCGGCCTGCTGCAGCAGCCGCCCATAGTACGACCCGGCCGCCACCAGCACGGGATTGCCTTCCCAGATGTGGTCATACTTGTCGGGATCCGTGGCCTTGCAGTGTTCCATCTCCCGGCGCAGCTCGTCCGGGAACCACGGGTTGTCCCGCCAGCCCACTTTCCGCACCAGGCTGTCAGGGGGAGCGGCTTTGACCACGAAGCGCTGCCACACGGGGCTGTTCACCCGCGCCGGGTTGAACGACATCCAGATCTCCGAGCCTTCCGCGCGCATGGTGGGGATGAGCAGGTCAAGGCTGCGCTCGGAGACCGTCTCCGCCTCCTCGATCCAGCAATGTGTCAGGGCCTCGAAGGACTTGATGCGCTCAGGCGACATGCGCAGGCCGGCGAAAATGAACAGAGAGCCGTTCCGGCCCCTGATCTCCGCATCCGTGGACGTGTAGAAACCGCCCAGGCCAAGCCGCTCTATCTCGTCATCCAGCAGGCGCTTGACCGAATCCCGGATGGAGTTCTGCACCTCGCGGGCACACAGCACACGCACGGGCCGCTGCACACCGGTCAGCAGCAGCGCCCGAGCGAAGGCCCGGGACTTCCCGCCACCGCGGCCACCGTAGAAAACCTTGTAGCGGTGCGGCTCGAACAGTCCCCGGAAGGCCGCGGGCATGGAGGCATCAATGGCCATTGCCAGCCTCCCCGCCGGGCTCCACGAACCGCACCACGATCTCCGAGGCCACCGGCCCACCGTCCGGGCCGGAGACTTCCGCCTTCACCTTGTCGGCGAAAATGCCCAGATGCTTGCCCAGCAGCTCCAGCGCGCGGTTGGCGCTTTTGGCGTCGAACGTCCACACGGCCCGGCCCTCTTCATCCGTGACCTGCTCGCCCTTGCGGTCCAGGACCGGCGCACGCTGCATGGTGCGCTCCACGACCTCCACAAGGTTCGAGAGGACATAGTCCTGCGTGACTTCTACGCGCCGGGCACGTTTAGCCTGGGCTGCAGCCACGGCTCTCTGGATTTCAACATTTTTCAACAACCGCTGACCAACGGAATAGGCCGTCCGCTCGCTGTAGCCTGCACGGATAGCAGCCTGCGTGGCGTTTAAATCCACCAGGTATTCCCGCACGAACGCGGTCTGCTTATCCGTCAGTTTTGGCATCCTTGGCCTCCTCAGCCTTCATCACCCCGGTCATCACCGGACATTCGATTTCCTCATTTCCGCAGGCCACCCGGCAGCCATTCCGGCCCAGGTACGGGCAGCCTGTGGGGCAGTAGGTCACATGGTCACACGCTGGACGCATTTCTCCCCCCGAAAAATCCCACAGTACGCCACGCGATACGTCGGCCCTGCCCTGCTGCTCCGCCCGGCTCCCCGCGAGGGGCGACCACGCTCCGGCGTCGATTGCGTGGCCCATTCAAAAAGGCGACCGTTTTCCCGTTACCCCGCTGCGTGCGGGCGATCGGCGGCCGGGGGGCGTGCCGCCGCGTGGCTCTCTACAAAAAGAACTTTCCCAAAGCTGCACCAACGGCACCGGCACCTGCCATCCAGCCAACCTGCCATGACTGCCGACGCTCCAGGATAGCGATGCGCTTCCCGTGATCGCGGAGCTGCGTCAGGATCGCATCGTCCATTCGTTGATTCAGCGCCTCAAGAAGCGCTTCGATGCGGGCCAGACGGGCCTCGTGGTTGAGGGTCGTCTCCATCAGCGCCCCCTCGATTTGTCAAAACTGCGCAACGCACCGATGCCGAGCATGCCGCAGACCAATTCCGTCAGGACATCCCCCAGAGAGGGAGGCAGAGGGCCGCCCGGAGCCCAGACAGCCATCGCCCAGATACCGAGGGGGCGGAGCAAAAACTCATAGGCAAGCCCCAACACGCACACCCAGCCCACAGCCGGGCGCCATCCGGCCACGAACAGGGAGATATGGCGCGCCTCTTCCCTGTTGATCCGCATCTGCCCGTCAGCCTGGGATTGCGCCATTTTGAGCAGTTCCATGGCCTGCTCTGCCTCCCGGCGGTCATCGCCGGTAAGGTTGTCCAGCAGGCGTCCGAGGATCTCTGTCAGGCTCGCAGCGATGACAGGTGTCACAACAGTTGCTCCAGCGTTGCCGCTTCATCCTGACGGCGGTAGGCGTAATCCCGGAAACCGGTGCGCAGTTCGTGAGCGGCAGCCCCCCAGTCACCGTGGCAAAGGTGCCCCCAGGTGACGGGGTATTTCGAGGGACTGCCCAGCTGGTAATAAAGCGAGGTGATGACGGCCTGGGCCTGCCAGGGCAGATCAGCGAACGGGAGGTGATGGGTGGCCACGTCATAGAGTCCGGCGACACGACGGATATAGTCGCCATGCACAGCGGCGTTCAGCTCCTCGCATTCGGCGACCGAAAGCATGAGCGGGCGCGCCATCAACTGGCTGATGGCGGTTTCCTTCCGCTTCCCGAGGTAGGGGCGCAGTACGGGCAGGAGGTGGGCCGGGATACCCATGCGCTTGAGGTCACTGTCACGCTGCTGGCCCAGGTCGAGCCCGGCGCCGATGGTGACGCCGCTCTGGCCGATGACGGCGCCGCACTCCCCGCGATCCATGCCTGCATGGAAGTTACGGTGCTTGCACGGCACATACCCGCGCAGGGAGTTGCTCTCGTGGCGGGTCAAAAAGGTGCTGATCTCGGATGTGTGGATCACGGCTACGCCTCCAGTTTTGCCGGAAGCGTAGCATGTGTCTCGGGGTCAAAGGCAAGAATGGGGCGGGGTTTCTGGCCGGTTTATTTCGCGGATTCTCACCCAGCGGCCATGCTCCCCTGCTGATACCCAGCGGATGCGGGCCCCGCATGCCGCGCATTCACACCAGCGATTGCGGCAATGCCCCTGCTGCGTGGTGCTGATGATCCTCAAAGAGCCCTCCGCCCCGCACTCTGGGCATTGCTTGAACATCTTTGGCCGGGCCATCAATCATCCCTCCCATAGACGTGGAGCATGGCCACGGGGCGCAGGCCCACGGCATCCAGGGCCTCGTCCACGGAACTGACCACGGCCACATGCCCGCGCCAGGTCTCGTGCCACTGCTGCTCCCCGGCCGTCAGACGGCGCTTGCTGGGGCATTTGCTCCCGTCCTTGACCTCCAGCAGATAGGTCACGCCACGCAGCCCCACAGCCAGATCAGGGCAACCTTTGCCCACACCGGCCAGGCTGCATACCGAGCAGCCGGCCCGGCGCAGTGCGGCCACGATCTCCGCCTGGTTGTCGTCAACTTTTGCAGCTCTGCGCATATCTCTCTCCTATCTCCACAGTTTTCCCACTCCCCAGCACACCGCCAGCACTGCGGTCAGCCAGCAGAGCCAGATCACCAGCCAAAATCCTTTTCCGGGCATATCTCCCCCCTGCCTACCAGATTTCGGCCTGGGCCACGTCCTGACGCTCCGCTTCAGGCAAATGCCAGACCCTGTTCCTGTCCTGCTTCATGTCCACGCCGACCAGCATCTTCTTCCGGGGCGTGCTGGTATCCAGCTCGACCGGCCACAGACAGCCGTATCCGCGCTGACGGTCGTAGGCCACGGGGCCGCCTTCGTAATCCGGGGGCATGATATCAATCCCGGACTCACGCATGGCTCTGAGATCCGCCGGCACCCTGCTGCCGTCGGCTGGTGTCTGGCAATACGGGCAAGACACCGCGAACTTGTGCCATCTGCCTTTCCCCGGTTCCTCTGCCCAGCAGTGGAACACGCCCTGGTCATGGCAATGCGGGCAATGGTCGCGGATGACGCGCGTGGGATTCTGGCTCTTCCATGCCCCCCAGGCATCCATGAGCGCCTTGCTCACGTTGCGGGGCAGCTCGTCCCGATTGCAGAGCTGGTCTGCCAGGAAGGGCACCGCCTCGTCGGGCACGTCGCGGACTTTGTCCCAGATCACGGCCTTCACGTCGCCATTGGGCATCGCCCTGCCGAACGTCGCGTAGACCTGCCTGATCAAATCGTCGAATTTTTCTGACCTCACTGCGCTACCTCCCCCAAGGCGAATTTTCCCGCGCCCTTTTGATCGCTGCTTCCCGAGCCTCACGCCGCGAAGCTTCCATGCGTGCCAGCAAGTCGTCACCGTTGTCCTGCTGCACGCCGCCACTGTCCGGCTTGAGGGCAAAGAGCCCCTGCCATGAGCGCTGCACGCTTTGCTCCACGATGGCGATCTTCTGCGCCACGTCGTCCCCGGCCAGCTTGTCCAGCTCGCGGAAAGACAGGCGCAGCCCCTTCCCGGTCAGCGGCTTGCGAATCTTCTGCCGCATGGTCACATACGCCCCCAGCGCATCCCGAAGGCCGTCGTCGTCCGTGTAGCCCTCGATGGCCTCGGTCAGGGCCGGGAGAGAATCAGGGCTGGCAGCTCGCTGCCTCGTCCGGCCTGCCCCCCCGTGGGGGGTAAGGGGGGTTTTATCTTCTTGGTTTGGATTGGTTTGGATTGGATTGGATTGGTTTAGGTTTTCTTCAAAACCCGTGGGTTTTTGGGTTTTCATTTCGGTTTCAGCAAAAACCGGTGGGTTTTCATCTATCCCGTCGGTTTCTTCAAAACCCGTGGGTTTTTGGGGTACACACTCATTATCGACAGGCTGCTTTCTGGGGCGCCCACCCTTCTTGCCGTTCTCGATGTTTGCGGAGTGACGCCGGAAGGATTCATCCTGCGCACGTTTCACGCCGGGCAGGATGCAGAGATATGCCATCCGTGTGATGGGATCGAGCTCAGGAGCGTCACATCCGCTGGCTTCCGCGATGAGGGCCAATACCAACGTCCCTCGCTGCTCGTCAGAGAGGGCTTGCAGGGCCTCGAAAACCTCTTCCCGAAGTAGAATACCTTTGACTTTATCTGCCATCCTGCTATCCTTTCTTTGTCGTTGTGGTTCGACAAAGTGGTTGCCCCCTGTTCCCGCAGGGGGCTTTTCTTTATTCATCCCCACCGGCCAACTGCCTTTCCCGCATCTTTGCCATCCGTTGACGGAGTTGCTCCCGCTCCTCATCGGTCAGGATGCGGGGCTTGCGGTTAGGGCTTTTCCCCATGCGGTAGGGATACAAAGGGCAATCCAGCATCACGCATTCCCTCGTTTCCTTGGGGCTTCCGCCGGAACAATCCAGGCACTTCGCCCTAATGGCTCTCAGTGGCGTCAATATCTTCGCGTCGTCTTTGCTATCTTCCATGTGTCTTCTCCTCGTGTTTTCCCTGTACGCCCACCGCCCCGCATCTCGTCCATGATCTCCCGCTCGTGCTCCCGTATCCATGCGGCCACGTCCCGGCGGCAGGCCGGGTCACGGATGACGAGCTGCCCCTCCCATCCCGGACTGCTGTCGTAGTCGATGCGCAGCTCAATGCTGGGCCAGAAGGCACGGACGATCTGGAGCGGGGTCATCACTCTAGACTTTTTCCAGTGTTACCAGAATCTTACCGACTTTACCCATCAGGTCGGCTACTCTCTTATCATCAGCTTCCAACAACCCTGGCGCCTCTCGCAGCAGCGGCCCGGCGATACGGATGCACTGCCGCACAAACTCCGAACGGTTCAGGTCATGGAATCCCATCTCCCGCTGGATGCTGTACGCACTCTCCGGGGGCACCTTGAAATTCAACAGCACGAGGTCGCCCATGACGCTACGCCGCCTTCATTTCACGGAACAGGTTCACGAAGTAGATCTGGCCCTTGCCCGTCACTTTGGGCGTGCGGGTGATGTGGCATTCACCGCTGGAGCCGATGCGCGTCCCTTCCTTGATCTCCATCCAGCCCGCGTCGATACAGCGCTGCGTGGGCATGTTCCGGGCGCTGCCGCCCTTGTGCAGGTAGCCGTTGGCACGCAGCCACTCGAAGAAGCGGTTCTGGCCCATGTCGCAACCCGTGGCCTGCTTGATGAGCTTCGCCATCTCCCCCACGAGGATGGAGGTCTTCGCCACCACGATGGATTCCGCGAACACCACCTTGGGCCTGTCGGCGGCGGCTTGCGCTTCAAGGGCCTGCCGCTTCTCCCGCTCCGCCTTGAGGTTGGTAGCCAGCCGGATGATGGTGTCAGGATCGGTCAGGGCCTCCTCCAGCTTGGCCGGGGTCAGGTAGCCGCCGTGCTTACGGATGGCGGGCAGGACTTCGTCGCAAATCCAGCGACGAAACTGTTTTGCAGCTTCAAGGTGAGAGCCAAAGATCAAGGCATACACGTCTTCTTCCGGGATGATTTTCATGGGCGTAGCGGTGGCCGTCATTTCAACGCCCCTGAAATCCTTGGCTTTTTCGCAGTGCATGCGAATAGCCTGTGTCGTGTCCACATACCCAAGCGCATTGGCCACGTCCCGGGCCACGAACCACGGTTCACCGTCCACATCTACGACGCGCACGGCGCCGAACTCGGAATTCTCGAAAATCTTCATGTCGTTCATGCTCGGCCCTCCTTGGGAGCCCGGTTAGAAGTATTTGCAGATGACGTAGAGCGACGCGACGAAGCCAGCGACCAGGATGCCGGTGATAAGGACGCCTTCCATGCGCTACCTCCTTCCAATCATGCCCACGCCCCATGCCGCCCCGGCAGCCGTCCAGAATCCGAAGATCAGGACGACGAACAGGGCCAGCAGGTCAAAAGGGAAGAGCCCGCGCAGCCAGTAGACCGCCGGGGCAAGGTCGAAGAGGGGGAAGTCAGGCATGGGGCGCCTCCTTCTCCGGGGGTGTGGATGTGAGACGGGCCATAGCCTCACGCAGGGCGTCGGCGTGGCTGGAAAGGATGTCTTTTTGCTTTCCTTTGATGAGAGAGTGGATACGAACCGGGGACACATCGGACTCTCGAGCAAGCCGGGCTGCGGAAAAGCCTGAGTGTTCAAGGAAGTCCGACACCTCTATGGCAATTCGTGTTTTTTTCATGGGGCAATATTACAAATTCGTATAAAAATGTTCAAGTAATTATGTCCTATTCGTAACTAGCAAAAATTATGTTTCCGTAATAAGGAGGTCGCATGACCCCTCTTTTTCATCAGCAAGTCTTAGATATTATCCGCGAAGCTGTTAAGCAGTATGGCTCTGCTGCGGCCCTGTCACGCGCTACAGGTGTATCCACAGCAAACCTGAGCCGTTGGATCAATGGAAAGCAAATTCCGCGACTGAATGAAATCTCCCCAATCATGGCGATTCTCGGAGTCGCTCCCCAAGGCCCAGATCCCGAGCCGGACAAGGACGTGTGCTTCGTGAATGCCAAAATCGCCCCCATCGGTGAGGGTATCACCCCGCCACAGTCTGAGGACTACATCGCCGCCCCGATGGTGGGCGAGGTGGGCGCCGGGCTGGGATACATCCCGCAAGACGAGGTGAAGAGCTGGTTTTTGGCTTACCGCCACCACCCGGCCGTCCGCTTCCGCCGCAACCTGATAGCCGTGGAGATCGGGGCGTACTCCACTTCCATGCAGCCCACGCTCAACCCCGGCGACATCGTGCTGGTGGACAGGGACGACCGTGACGTGCTGCGCCCCGGCCACATGATGCTGGTCACGGATCCAGATGGGGCCGGGATGGTCAAGCGCGTGTCCATCGAGGACAAGCAAGACGGGGACTACCGGATCACCTTCTACAGCGACAACGGCCTCAAGCACCCGCCTATGGTCTACAGCCTGCTCAAGGACTACTCCGGGGACTGGGACAAGGTGATTGCCGGCCGCGTGATCTGGGCATGGACGGATGTGCGGGAGAAGTAAAAACCCCGCCGAAGCGGGGAAAGGAGTTGTGTATGTCACATATTACCACAGTTACGTTTACCGGAAAAAGTGGGAAGAAGTACATTTTTCGTACATATCTGAAAGACACGAACTTTCGCGATATTGGCGCTGTCTACATTTTCACCAAAAGAGGCCAGAACCCCTCTGGTACATACTCCCAAACCCCCTTATATATCGGCGAGAGTGGAGAACTTGGAACCAGAATTAAGCACCACGAAAAGTGGCCTTGTGTTACGCGGCAGGGCTGTACCCACATTTCCGTTATGGCTGTATCTAATGAGCGTGAACGCCTTGATATTGAGACTGATTTGATTCAGGGCTATCAGCCTGTGTGCAACAAGCAGTAGTAATCTCACCTTCAGCAATATCCATGGGATAATACGCTTTTTCGAAGGCATCGACAGCGACCATCAGCGCATCCATGAACCGAACATCCTCATCACATACAGGTTCGACAAAATAGGTGCCTGTTTCTGATCTCTTAATTTTCATCTGTATTCTCCTTTGCCCCTCCTCGTGAGGGGCTTTTGATTATCCCCAGATCTTGATTCCCTTGCCTGCCACTAGATTCCGAGGGAGCGAAGGGCACAAGCTCCCCCCTTACCCCCCTCAAGGGGCAAGAAGAGAAGGTGTGCCTAGCAAAACCGTCAGCTTGCCACTGAGTTCGTCGGTCGCTTACGCACCCTGCCTGACCACTCGACAGCCAGACAAGAGCCGGTAATGGAGTGGATCGCCCACCGAGGATGCCTTCCGGCTTTACGCTCCTGGCATCGTGCCTTGGCCTCTACCCCCGTTTCCGGCCAGCTTCCCAAGGCTGACCGGCAGGCACGCATTTTTTGTGCGGGTTGAGCCCGCCACTCTCCCCCCCGTCTTCGCTTCTCCGCCGGGCCGGGGGACGCCCTGTATCGCGCCACGAGGTGTGGCGTGATTTTTTTATACAGCATTAATTACATATCCGCAACTTTTGTATTGACTATATGATTACGTTTTTGTAATCTACACACATGGACGACGGGGAAGGCCGGGAACACGGCCCCACGGGGCCAAGTACCAAAGCCAACCCGCCGGACATACCGCCTGAGCGGCAGGGAGGCCACGGCTGGAACGTGGTGGGTCGGAAAAGAGCCGATCCCGCAAGCCAGAACGAAGCTCACAAGGGCGGGGAGACAACGGACAGCGGGAAAGACCGCAGCAGACAGGCCGCAGCGGGACGGCGGGCGTATCAAGCAGGGTGACGAGCGTTGCGGGCGCTGGGGGAGGTGACTAACCCCACCGGGAGACTTCCGGCAAAAGAGTTCGACAACCGTTTCAGATTTCACACCGCCGCGCAGCGATGGGCGGCGGGGATGGAGGCTGAAACTCCAAGCGAAATTTCAAAAAAAGGACAGAGCCATGACCGCCAATGAAGCCATTAACGAACGCATCGAAGCCCTGAACGAAGAACTGAGCGCCATCCACCAGGCGCAGAACGTTTCCCGCTGCTGGGCCGGGAACCACACCGCCCTGCTCAACCTTGACCGCCGCGAGACGGAGGTTTGCCGGGCCATCAACTTCTTGTCCCTGCACCGCTTCGATTAGCCCCTCACCCTCCCCTGACCGGCAGCGACCACAAGACGCGGTATTTTCCATTTTGGAAATAACCACCGGTCGTTGCCGGGACTGGGGCCGCGATGGTTTGTGCGGAAGCCAGACAAAAAGGCTGCCATCGTGGCCGGGGCCGTCGGCATCGGGCTGGCGGCCCTTGAGACTTTCCGCGGCCCGGCCGGGCGTGGCGGGGCTTGACAGGGCAAGGACATCGGAGCGTAGCGCAGAGGTAGCGCACCTGCTTTGGGAGCAGGTGGCCGCGGGTTCGATCCCCGCCGCTCCGACCATGATTTTCACGGGGCCATAGTTCAGCGGGAGAACTCCGCCTTTGCACGGCGGCAACGTGGGTTCGAGTCCCACTGGCTCCACCATTTTCGTGACGCCACGAAATTGGTCTGCGGAGGGATGGCAGAGCGGCTTATTGCGGCGTTCTTGAAAACCGCTGAAGGTTCACGCCTTCCGGGGGTTCAAATCCCCCTCCCTCCGCCATGTGTTGCTCCACAGGGCCCGCGAACCTCGTGGGCTCACCTGGAGCAGCAGGCCAGATGGCGCGCCCCTCACTGCGTATGGCCGGGGGCGTGTCCTGTCACGCTGCGGGCCGCTTCCATCGGGGAGGCGGCCTTTGTTTTTCCCACTGCTCCCGCTCCCCGTGGAGAGCAGGCAAAAGCCGCTGATAGCCTGCCCAAGCGCGACCGAAAGGCGGCCCACCGGGCCGTGCCCGTTACGACGAAGGAAGTTACGGGCATCGACAGCAGAGCGTAACGGGGCGGCGCTTCATTCCGTCGTCATTCCCCCGAACGGCAGCGGCAACACGCCCGGCGGTACCCCTTTCCCCGCCGGGCGTCATTTTTTCTCAAGGAGTCCGATATGCCAGACAGCACCACCCGAAAGCAGGCCTACTTCTTCGCCTGCCTGGCCGCCATTGCCACCATTGGCGGGGCGGTCGGGAGTTACGAGTACCGCGAATTGAAAGAGGCCTATCACGCCGAACAGGCCCGCTCCAGCGTCCTGGCTGCCCGGCTCCAGGAGGCCATGGCCGCACGGGACTCTGAACAGGACGAAGATCAGGCCACTGGTAGCAGCGGAGAAACGTCGGTGGCTGCCATAAAAAAGACACTCGCCATCCGCAACAACAATCCCCTCAACGTCAAGACCGTAAAGGGGAGACCGTGGTTCGGGCAGATAGCCGTGGACAAGCATGGGCACGCTGTCTTCGATACGCCGGAACACGGCATCCGGGCCGGGGCCAATGTCCTGCTCAATTACTACACGCGCCACGGTCTGGACACGTTGGACGGCATCCTGAGCCGCTTCTGCACCGGCAACAGGGCGGAGTATGCGACGTTCCTGTCCAGGCGCTTAGGCATCCCCCCAGACGTCAAATTCGACGTACTGGCACGGCTGCCGGAGCTGCTGCACGCCATGGCCCGCTTCGAGAGCGGGCAGGAGTGGCCCCGTGAACTGTTCACAGGCTACAGCCTCGTGGCCACGGCCTACCGCAAGGGGCAACGCTGATGCTCCGCCTGCGCTTCGTGTACGTCGGCAAGGCCCGTGACCTGAAACAAGCCCTCGACGCGCTCAGGCGCCGGGGATGGGAGAAATAGCTATGTCCATGATGGATGAATTTGACCACCTGTGCGACCGGTTCGGCGAAGAAAACGTCTGCTGCCGTAACTGCGAGAACTGGCGCCCGGTCGTCTACGGGGACGCACTGCCCCAGACCTTCTGGCCTCTGCATGATGAAGTGTTTCGAAATCGACGCCCCCGGTGATCCGGTCGTGCTGCTCAAGCAGGGGTCCAATTGCTTCACCCCGGACGCCGTGCGGCAAAGATTTGTGCCCGTCAACGAGCTCATCATGCAGGAACGCATGGCGAAATCCTACAAGGCGACCCTGCGCAGACTGGACGCCGAACTCAGCCGCGAAGCGGCAGCTTGGTAGCCGCCATGTGCCAGCACGCCACCGAATGCCCCGACGCGACACCACGGTGCGCCGGGGCTTTGTTCTGTCAGCTCGTTGAGGACATTGATTACAGCTATGTGGGGCCGATGACGGCCCACGAGGATGACCATGGAAGACAAGATGATTCAACCGGCTCAGGCTATGCCGGTATCCAGTTTTATGAGTAGCGAGATCGGGGAGCTTGCCGCCGCACTGGCCGCAGCCCAAGGGGAGTTCACTTTTGCCGCGAAGGATAGCGTGGCGGATATGGGCACGAGGGGCGGACAACGAAAGTATGCCGACCTCCAAAGCGTCCTTGAAGCCGTCCGGGACGGCCTGGCGAAAAATGGCCTTGCGGTCATCCAGGCTCCCATGCCGAACGCATCCGGGATTACCCTGCGCACCACGCTGGCCCACAAGAGCGGCCAGTGGATAGCGTCGGAACTGACGCTGCCAAATGACCGCATGGGCGGCATCCAGGGCATGGGCTCCGCCCTCACCTACGCCCGGCGCTACGCTTTGGCCGCTATGGTCGGCGTGGCCCAGGATGACGATGACGGAGAAGGAGCCATGTCTGCCAGCAAGGCAGCGGAGAAGGAGCGCGTCCAGCAGACGCGACAGCAGGCCAAGGCCAGCAACCCCGATCCCATGACGAAAGCCCAGCATTCTGCCGTCATGGCCTACCTCACGCGCAGGCATGGCAACGACAGGCAAGGCTACATTGACGAGCTTTCCGCCTTCTTCGGGCGCACCATCACCAGCAGCGCGGAGCTTACCAAGAGCATGGCGTCGGAGTTCATCGACGCCATCAACTACACGCAACAGGAGGCGTAGGCATGGCATCTCTCAATCTCGCGCAGATCATCGGCAGACTGGGCCGTGACCCGGAGCTGCGCTACACCAGCAGCGGGCAAGCGGTCTGCTCCCTCAACGTGGCCACGGACGAATCCTACAACGACCGCGACGGCAACAAGGTGGAGCGTGCCGAATGGCACCGCGTGTCCGCGTTCGGCAAGATCGCCGAGAGCTGCGCAAACTATCTGGCCAAGGGCAGCCTGGTCTATGTGGAAGGCAATCTGACGACCCGAAAGTGGCAGGATCAGAATGGGCAGGAACGGTTCTCCACCGAGATCAAGGCCAAGAGCGTCCAATTCCTCGACAGGCGCAACGATGACCAGCGTGGCGGCGATGCCCGGCAATCGCGGCAGGGACGCCAGGACAGGAACAACATGACCCAGCCCCGTGGCGGAAGCGAACAGGGCGACTACAGCGACGATGTCCCGTTTTAAGGAGCACGACCATGAGCACAATTCCCTCGTTCGACGCCATCCAGCAGGAGATCGCCAACATTCTTGACATTCCCGACGAGGAGCTGACCGACGAGCAGCGCCTTGCCGTTGAGGACTACCTCAACGAGCTTGGCGAACAGGAGGCCCAAAAGGTGGACAGCTTCGCGCAGTTCGTCAGGCTGGAGACGGCCCGGGCAGCATCCATGAAGGACGAGGCCAAGCGCCTTGCCGCCCGTGCCAAGGCCGCTGAAAACCGCCTGTCCTACCTCAAGGCCCGATACTTGGGCATCATGCACAGCAACGGTCTGCGCAAGGTGCAGGGCAACGCCTACACGCTGTCCGTGCGTGAGAGCAAGGCCGTGGTCGTACCCGAAGACCTGAGCGGGCTGGACGATATTTTCCTGCGCCGCAAGGAAGTGGTGGAGGCAGACAAGGCCGTCATCAAGGAGGCCCTGGCCAACGGCCAGAGCATCCCCGGCTGCGAGCTGCGCACCAACTACAGCCTCCAGATCAAGTGATTCCCAGCCATCCATCATCCCCAAGCGCCCCGCCGGGGGCCTCGTACCCGGCATCTTTTCAACAAATACAGGCCGCTCTCATCTTGAGGACGGCCTTTTTTATCAAGGAGACATGCATGATCCCTCTGAAAATCGAAACACTGTATGGCGGCGGAGCCGTTGAACGGCTCCAGGAAGAGATCCAGCGCGTCATCGCCAACATCTGCGACCCCAACACCCCGGCCAAAAAGGTCCGCAAGATCAAATTGGAGCTCGTAGTCAAGCCCAACGAGCAGCGCAATATGGCGGAGATTGTCGTCAATACCTCGTCCACCCTCTGCCCGCCGGAACCGCTGGAAACCAGCATCTACATCGGCAACGATCCCAGGACCGGCGAAGTCGCCGCGTCGGAGATCACCAGCGGCGAGGATCCCAACCAGAATCTCCTGCCTGATGTGGAAGTCCACATGAACGGGAAAATCACCCGTTTCCCTGATGCCAAAACCGCCAGTGCCGGCAACTAACCCAAGGAGGAAAAACTATGCTCGAAGCCCTGTATAACGCCATCCGCAAGGACGCGAAGCCCGTTGTTGTCGAAGTCGGCGGCAAAAAATATTCCACCAGCGACCTGAAACCCGTCCGTGAACCCAAGCCCGAAGCGATCACGGTGAAGAACCTGTCGTCCCTGGTGGACTTCCTGAGCCGCAATGTGGACGACCTTCCCTTGGACAAGCTCATCTGCCACGTCGAATCCCCTGATACCGTGAGCATCAAGTCCGCCCTTGTGGGCGACCACGAAGACCGCAAGACCTACATCATCGCCAAGCTCGACCAGCTCGAACTTCCGGTGAACAAATGGATTCCGTCCGAGGAATTCTGCATCGCCATGCAGGCCTGCTTCACGGATGACGACATCAAGCCCACGGATCGCGGCCTTGTGCTGAAATTCGCCGCGAACGTCAAGACCACGCTGGAAAACACGCTGTCCGATGACGGCGTGACCCAGGGCGTCACCGTCCGCAAGAACATCGTCAGCGTGGAGAATACCACGATGCCCAACCCCGTCACCCTGCGCCCCTTCCGCACTTTCACGGAAGTGGAGCAGCCCGCCAGCAGCTTTGTCTTCCGCGCCCAGGACAAGGACGGGATGCGCTTCATGCTGGTGGAATCCGACGGCGGCGCATGGCGCAGCGAGGCCATGGCCGCCATCAAGCAGTTCATGCAGGAAGCCGTGGACGGACTGAACGTTATCGCCTAGTCCCCAACCTCCCCAGCGAAACGCCCCCACGCGGGGCGTCGTCGTGGCGTGGCGGCCACGGCCTGACGAGCAGCCGGGGAATCAGGCGCGGTGGGGGCGAACCCCACGGGGACATGAAATCCCCTGACGCCATAGACACGGAAAGCCGCGCAACGGTGCGCGGGGGCAGCGTGTCACTGTAGCGCGTCCGCCCGGTGCGAATCCGGGACCTGATGAAAAAATGGAGAAGGATATGGCATATAAAGAGCTCCACAACGTCGTGTTCTGCGGGGACAAAGATTGCCGAAAGGTCTACAGGTTCGATGGCAGCGACGGAAGTGACGGCATCCGGGCAGGAGACATTCTCCCCTGCGGCCACAGGGTGGCCCAGGCGTTGCTGGATGGGAACCTCATTCGAGAAGGCCATGAAGCGGTCCTCATGCTGGAATGGCTCCACAAGAACGATGCTATCAAGCCCAACGCCTACGACCTCATTGAGCAGCATGGCGGGGCGTTCGAGGATGGCCTGAACTTCCGCGTGCCTGAAAGTGACCTGACGTGGGAAGAATTTCTACGATCTTGATGCGGAGTAACAAATGCCCACAAACCACAACTACCGCCGCGCCCGCAAGACGGAGACGCCCTGCCGCTGGTGCATCTACGGCCTCATGCGGGCCGGTGCCGGACGGGTGCAATGCCTCCTGTGGGGGATGGCTGCGAAGAAAGGCCACACCTGCGATGCGGCCCGGGCGGTGATGATGAAGGAGGTTCCGCATGGCGCTGAGTGAGAAGGAAAAGGACTGGCTGGAGCGGAGGGAAAAATATCTCAAATTGTACTGCCAGCATTGCCAGTTTTTTGAACCCTATGACACTCCCCATGTAAATCCTGGATGGTGTAGTGGAGACTGCTGGTGTTGTCCGGTTGTGGGCAAAGACATCCTGTACTCCTTCCAGGACGCCGCCGAGTTCGAGGCCCGCGTGGCCGCAAATCTGGCGATTGATCGAGCAAATGGTAAGCATCTCCGCCCCAAGGGTTGCTCGTGGTACGAAACCGCAAAAGATGGACAGCGGATCAGGAAAACCGCCTGCCCGCCCCACCACGACATCGACAAATGCGCCGGGTTTGCCACCTGTTCTCTCTACCACGCCCGCCTCGCAGCCGAGGCTGAGATGGACAATGCGGGGAAATCCATCTAGGCTAGAAGTCTCACTTTCCGGCTAGTTTGCAGCACCGCTACTGTAATCTACCACCAAGGCCACGATCCTGCCCCTTAGTTCAGGCTCGTGGCCTTTTTTTATTTCAGGAGGACATATGCAAATCAAATTCACCAAGACCCATCCCGACGCCGTCATCCCCACCCGTGGCAGCGCCGGGGCCGCCGGTTTCGACCTGACCGCTGTCAGCCTGCGCCGCGCCGCCGACCTCTACATCTACGACATCGGCATCGCGATGGAGATCCCGGAAGGATACTTTGCCGCCATCTTCCCGCGCTCCAGTATCTTCTTCACCGGCCTGGAGCTGACCAACTGCGTGGGCGTCATCGACAGCGACTTCCGCGCCCCCATTTCCGCGATCTTCCGTGAGGTCCCCGGCGACCAGGGCGCAAGACGCCGTGCCCTGCATCCCCTGTTCCCCGGCAAGACGGGGCTCATGCACCCCTACAAGCCCGGTGACCGCATCGCCCAGCTCATCATCCAGCCGTGCGTGGTGCCCACGCAGAAGGTGCGTCAGGATATGGAGATAGCCTACAGGCTGCCCATGCAACTGGAACAGGTCGAATTCGTGGAAGTCCCCGAGCTTTCCCAAACCGAGCGCGGGGCAAATGGCTATGGCAGCACGGGAAGATGATGGGAGGAAAAGCGATGAGCACGAAGCCGAATGACCGTAGCGACGCCGCCCTGCGCGAGCGGCTGGGGATTGCCGAGAAGGCTACGCAGGGGCCGTGGTATCATACCCTTGCGGCTATTGTGGGTACGAAAAAAAGCCCTGAAGACAACGATGCGACGTGCATCTGCTTTACTGAATGGGGATGCTCAGGCGACCCGCAAGCAAATGCCGCCCACATTGCCGCCAGCTCCCCCGACGTGGTGCGGGCAGACATCGAGGAAATCCTGCAGCTGCGGAAGGAGGTAGCGCGACTGAACAAGGAATCCACGAAGATAATGGATGTTGCCATCTGCCTTGCAGAAATGATGGATGGCAAGCATGAGCTTTGTCCGAGGGATTGTGATGTTTTGCCATCTGCAATCAAATGTAATCAATACACTGATTTTAATGGTGAAGCAGATTGTGACGCCACAAAATGTTGGTTGCACGTCGCGCTGAACTACTCTGCGGATTGCCAGCATAATGACGAGGATATGGGCGATTTTCATGCTTTGTATGAGGCAATGCTGAGAAAAGAAGTCAGAAAGACCGTGGAGGAAGAAGAACGTCATGGATAGCCCCAAGCTCAAGCCCTGCCCGCACTGCGGCAGCACTGACCTGCAAGTATGCTGGAACAGCGTCTACGAGGATCACTATGTGCGCTGCTACAACTGCCGGATGCAGGGGCCTGAGATCTACGAAAGAGAGGCCGCATCCGAAGCTTGGAACTCCCTCCCCCGCCGCAACGAGATCACGCCAAACTCCGTGGACTGCCAGGGATGCCCGGAGCGGCGATACAGGAGCCACGCCCATGACTGACCGCCTCATCGGCAAGCGAGACATTGCGGCCATGCTGGGGACTTCCCCCGGTGTGGCCGCTTCCATTTTGGCAGGCAAGGGAATCCACCCTATCGACCTCGGAGCCGGGCGCAGCCGTGGCCTGCGCTGGCTGGAATCAGCCGTGCAGCAAGCTATGCGCGACATGTACAGCGAGGCCCAGCCCAACCCAAAGCCAGCCCGGCGCCCACGTCCGAAGCCAGTCTGCGGGCTGGCAGACATGAGCACGGACGACATCTACCGATTGACCACAGGCCAATGTGTCCAGTAGCCTACCTCCGGGCACATTTGGCGCGTGATGGAGGACATCATGGCCATACGTGAACGGAAGGGACGCGCCTCACCGTGGCAGTGCTACTGGAACAATCCCATCACTGGGAAGAGGGAGTGCGCGAATTTTCTGACGAAGCGAGAAGCTGAAAAGCACGATTCCCTGATCAAACACCGTATCAGGTTTGACAGGGAATCGTTCGAAAGGGGGGAGGGAGAAAGCAAAGAGCAAGAAGAAGCTCCCCAGGAACTCACACTGGAGACATGCTACCTTGCCTACCTGAAGCAGAAGCAGTTTACCAAAGCTGGCCTGCAATGGCAAATGAAGTGCATGCGTACCCCCTTGGAGCTCCTAGGAGCCACACCGATAACCCAGATCACCACAAGGGACATCGAAGCCGTGGTAGAAAAGCTCAGGCAAAGACCGATCAAGGCCGTCACCGTCAGGGACTACATCAAGGTCCTGAAAAGCGTTTTGCGCTGGTGCCACACCAACGGCTTCTGTGATGCCGTGGTCTTCCCCAAGCTGCCGCCGGCCCACTATGAGAAGTTCATGCCGCCGACACCGGAAGAGCTGCACGCCATCCTAGCCCATGCCTCTCCGCATATCATCAGGGTCATCATCCTTGGGGCCCAGCTTGGCGTGCGTGTAGGGCGCTCGGAACTCCTTTCCCTGACCTGGGATGACATTGACCTGGAACGCCGCGTCTTGCGCGTCCACGGGGCCAAGAAGAACCTGGAAGCGCCGTGGCGTGAGGTGCCTATCCGGGAAAGCCTGTTGCCCGTATTCCAGGCATGGCGCGATCAGGACAGGCAAGAAGGTGTTGACTACCTTGTCAGCTACAACGGCAAGCCTCTGGACAGGATATGCAGGGCATGGACGAATACCCTGCGCCGGGCCGGAATAACCCGCCGTATCCGCCCCTATGATCTGCGCCATGCCTTCGGCACGGAGATGGTCGCGGCCGGTGTGGACGTGGGCACGGTGGCAAGCCTCATGGGACACAGCAACCCCACGATGCTCCTGACCCATTATCAGTATGTGATGGACAAGCAGAAAAGGGCCGCGGTCGAGGCGCTCCCCAGCATC